AGGAGAGAGAGCCACCCCATTGGCTGAGAACGTATTAGAGTAATCAGTGAACCCATAGATGACCATATCGTCTGTATCCTCTGGTGGTAGTGGGGTCGGCCCTGGTGCTGGTGCATTGACGGCCCTACGCATGCATTCATCCCTGATATCAGCCAGGAGCCAGGTGCCAGACGAATTGCATGAGCTAGGTTGCCATGGCCCTTGCACTGCCCAGGCTGCTGCTGGGTCTATCTTTCTGTCAGTCCACCCATCTCCTGCCCCTAGGGCATGAGTGAAGATGTCATCAGGACGATTGCCAAAGTAGGCATTCAGGGCATTGCTGCCAGCAAAGTAGGAATCAATCTGAACCTGGTTCCATTGCTCCCCTAAGCCATTATTAGCAGCTTCAATGGCAAAGGTGGTGGCATTCGCATTGTCCTTAGCTACCGTGCCCCTTGAGAGAGTGAGTGGCCCACCCTTACCAGCAGTGTTAGCAGCCCCAGCAGCAATGGGCCAATATTGACCATCCCTATCAAGGAGCAGATTGCCAATGGGGTTATCCTGCCCATTCACCTGGTAGTACACATCATCTTCAGGGTCAGCAGATGAAGCAGTGTGATGCCACTGAATGCCCAATGGCATTGAAGGGAACCCACCACTTGAACGAGACCTAGACTCCCACCCTGCATTCACAGAAGTCTCAATGACTGTCAGACCTGCATCCCTGAGAATGTCAGCCAGGTCAGTAATCCAAATGTCACCCATCAGAGATGTCCACTGCATCATCAGGGTCCATGTCTCCAAACCCATGGAACCATCTCAGGAACAGGGTTCTGAACCTGGCCACCCTCTCAGCTTCAGGCTCATCAGCAGGGTCAGACTGCTGCTGCAACAGAACCAGAGCCTCATAGGCCAGGAATCCCTTTGGCTCTAACGGCTCTGAGCTAGCCATGGGGGGAGCGTCTGATGAAGCCAGCCAGGTAGGACAGGGCAATGATGCCCACTTCAACCACCAGGAACCAGCCTTGAGTCTCAGTCATGCTCGCGAACCCTTCAGTTCTGTCAGGAGTGCCCTGATGCTGTTCAGGTGGGGGGTGCCATCAACCTGGGTACCGTCAGCACTTCTCATGCTGGTAATGCCTGCCCCTGCATACACAGGCACTGGGGTAGCTGCTACATGGTCAATGGCCACCTGAACCCTGCTCACTACCCCATCAATCAGCTTAGGGGGTCTGTAATCTCCAAAGTTGATACTCAAGCCTGTGTGAGACTCCTGAAGCATTGACCTAACCTTATCTAGGTCTCTGCCTTCATAAAGCCTGAAGGTGGCATATGCCCCATCATCCTCACTTCTCAAGTCTACTGCATGACCTACCCAGGCATCAAAGGACTGCTCATCATGGTCAAGCACAAACTTGATGAATGAGGCATTACCCCTACGATGCACTCCCTGGGCCATACGAGCACAGGAGCCTTTCAGGAACTGCTCTTTATATCTGGTCAGTTCACCAGTCTCAGGGTCTCTCTCCACCACTTCAGCAATCTCACCATAAGGCACAATGCAACCATCAATGGTTCTGCCATCATCTCTGAGCATCAGCCTGTCAGTGCCGATAAACCTGGTCAGGCTCATTTCAGTACCCCTGTCAGTGACTCTACGGTAGCTGGCTCATTGGGAATGAATCTCTCAGCAAGCCTAATCTCATCAACAGTAATGGCAGGATTGCCATGGACATCCTGAATACGATTCAGAATCTCGTACGTCTCAGCCCTTTCCTTCATGGTGGGTCGTACGTATTCATCCCTGTTGAATTCAAGGACACTACCCCTGGGCAGCAGCCAGTTACTCATAGCTGATGCAGCAGTGTTCGCTAGGGGTCTGAGTGTGGCTCTCCAGTGAAAGTCAAAGATGCCTTGAACATTGGAATAGGGTGAACTTTGGTCCTGTGGCAATCCCACCAGATATGGGGGGACACCTAGAGCAGCAGCAATCCTGGTCTCATCAAAGACTCTCATCTCAATCATGCCCATCTCCTTAGGGGAGATGGTCAGTGCCTGTAGCTCAATGCCACCACTGAGCACCGCTGGTGCCCCATTACGCCTACTGGCAGCACTGACCCACCTGTTCTGTAAGTCAGCAGCTTCAGTACCGTTCAGGTGCCTAGGGTGCTTGATGACACCCCAGGGGACACCACCCCTGCTGGCCAGGTTTGACACTGACTGCTCAAGGGCAGCAGCACTGATGAGGTTACGTCCTGCCCATTCAAGGGGACCGATACCCCTGAGATTGCCAGGGTAGCTCTGATACTTGATATGGCAGACATCTGCTGTCTCAAGCTTCTGCCCACTCAGTCTGTATTCAATCTCACCATTGGCTTTCTCAATGTTCACCCACAGTGGATTCAGAACCACCCACCTGGCCACCTGGCCATCATTGTTCAGCCCATACCTGCCAGTAGCCCACAGGATTGCCTCACCTGTGCCTTGCAGGGTATTGAAGAGTTGCTTACAGGCTTCTACCCAGTCAGAGTAAACCTCAGGCTCAGGGTTATTAGCCCAGTCAGGCAGCTTGAACTGACTGACCCCCTTCATACCGTACACAGGGAAGCTGGCTAGCTCGCGAGTGTTCAGGTCAATGCAGGTGCCCAGAGTGCTGACCTGTTGACCTACAGCCTGGCCCTGCCACGCTGGGTAGCCCCACTCAACTGGCCAGCCCTGCCATGCCTGAGCCTGCACTGGTGGCTCCCAGGCTGGGTACTGAACATGTACGTCACCATAGCCCTGGGGTACGTTTGGCCCCACAGAGCCAATAGGCTCATTATCGTTTGGGGGGTTATCTCTGGGGAGTGCTCTTGATCTGAAGTCTCTGATTATCAACAGGTCTGATGCATCCCCCATACAAAGTACCAGCGTAACAGATGTTTGCCATTGTGGTAAAGATGTGGTTACCTGGGGATATGTCTGGGAGAAACGCCATTGCCTATGCCAGCAGAGCATTCAAGGACGCTCAACAGTTCTTGGCTGAGAACTACGTTCAGTGCTGGGTCAGTGACTCAGCAGGTAGGTGCAGGAACAGGGCCACCATTCCAGACCATCAGCCACCACTCTGCACAGTACCTGACCCAGCACTCTGGCAGGGGCAGTTCTGGGGTATGTGCAAGTACCACAGTTGCAGGCAGAGTGGCCAGCTATCCCATAAGAAGCACCAGCCACCACCTAGTAGGTCATGGTGAGAACTGCTCCTGCTCCCAGGTATGGGACTGCTCGTAATACACATCGTCCCACCATGGGTGACTATGTGGCTGAGATGGGCAGTGAGCTAGGCTTGAACTTCTACCCATGGCAGGAACTGGTCTCTGATGTCTCACTGGAATTGACCCCCAGGCAGAACTATTCAGGGGACCAGTCAATGCTACGGCTCCACCATCAGTACGTAGGTGCTCTAGTAGGTAGGCAGTCAGGTAAGACAGCCTGGTCAGTTGCCAGAGTCCTGGCACAGTGTCTGCTCCCTAACAGACTGGACATTGCTGAGAGAGTGGGACTGACTCACTTCAAGGCTCAAGAAGTTGCCTATACGGCTCAGTCTCGTACTGTGGCTGTGCAGAAGTGGCAGGAACATATAGAGATTATCCATAGGTCAAGGTTTGGCCACCACATTGACAAGGTGACCCTTTCCACAGGTAGAGAGTGCCTGAGGTTTACCAATGGCTCAACCTACCGCCCCATTACGCCTAATAAGACTGGGGCCAGGGGACTGACCTTAGACCTGGCCATTATTGATGAGGCTCTGACTCATCCTCTGTGGCTGCTGCCAGTCATCAGACCCACCATGGCCCAGAGAGACAGTGCATCAAACTGCTGGGGCAGTCAGTTTGTGATAATCAGCAACGCTGGTGACGAAGATTCAGAACTACTCAACAGGATGCAGGAGCTAGGTCAGGACAGTCTCTCAGACCCTGAGGCTAAACGCTGCTGGCATGAGTGGAGCATGGAGCCTGGTCGCGACCCACTTGATGAGCAGACCTGGCTAGACACCATGCCCACCCTTGAACTGCCTGACGGTATCTCCCTTGACTTCTTAAGGCTTGAAGCTGAGACCATGAGGCTCGAGCAGTTCATGAGAGAGTATCTGTGCTTCAGGGTGGCTAAGTCTGAGGCTCAACTCATCCCAGTGGAGAGATGGCAGGATGCCCACAGGGGTGATGTCCTGATGCCTTACGATGTGGTGCTGGCCCTAGACATCAGCCCTGAACGTCAGAGAGCCAGCCTGGTAGCTGCTGGGGCCGTAGGGGAGTACCTAGCTCTTGAAGTAGTTGATGGCAGAGAAGGACTGGAATGGGTGCTCGACAGGTGCTCAGAGGTTTGTGAACGCTGGGGGTGTCCCCTGGTACTTGACTCAGGTGGGCCAGCAGCAAGCCTGATACCAGCCCTACAGGCTAGGAACCTGACGGTAGTGCCGATTGCAGCTAGAGAAGTGGCTAACGCTGCTGCCATGTTCTACGATGCAGTCATGAGCAAGCGCATTGCCCACCAGAATGACTATCGGCTGAATGATGCTGTTACTGGTGCCAGTAAGAGAGCAGTGGGTGAGAGATGGGCATTTGATCGTAGGGGTCATATTGACATCTCACCCTTAGTAGCTGCCTCATTCGCTGTCTGGGCAATAGAGACAGGTCAAGTGAATAAGCCAGGTATCTTCTAGATATCAGGCAATTTACTTGTAATTGACCCAGGAACTATGCAGAATGGCGCGAATATAGGTACGGCTCCTGCACATCACCCCAATGTCACCAGTTGGCACACCAGATGACATCAGGATGAGTCAAGAGAACAGGAGCCGTACCCATCTCCCTGCCTAGCACATCCTGTAACCCCAGAGCAACAGCCAGACTCAATTCTCAGGTTGATGCCTGAGGGTCAGACTCAGCCTCAAGTGAGACAGTTGGC